CAAAGCGGCTGCTACCGACTGTCGCGTTTACCACGCCGTAATCGGTACCACGGTAGTACCGAACAGACCGCGACGCATCCGCCGACAACTGGTCAGCGAGCCAAGCCGCACCGCTGGCGAGTAAGTCGGACATATGCACCTCAAACCACAAGACCGCCGGCGGGGAGGAAAGGATGAAAACTCACCCGCCGGCGGCTTGCAGTGGGACGGGAAATCAACCGCAGTTGATGAGCACCTGGACGGTCGTGTCGCCCGACGCGGCAGCCTTCGCAGCCTTGCCGGCACGCTTGTTGCCGCTCGACGTCGTGGTGATGTTGCTGTTGGTCGCATCCCAGTAGACGAGGGCACCCTGCCCAATCGCACCGGAAGCCTTCGCCAGCGTCCACACACCCTCAACGGAAACGGCACCGAGCTTGTTGGCGGCAATCGCCACAGGAGCCACGGTCACGAGGTCATTGAGCACGACCACGTCGCCAGCCGCAACAGCGGCAGACGGCGTGTAGTCCAACAGGCAGTCGCCCTGAACGTAAGAAGCCATTAGATCACCTGCTTTCGTAGGAAATGGAGTTGGTTGGAATCATGCCGCCGGGCGGGCTTTGGCTCCCGCCCGGCGGTCACGGTTTGTCTTCAGATCAGGTCGCGTCGGCCTTGACGCCGGCGAGGTACTCGGCCTTGGCAACGCCAAAGTCGAAGTAGCCACGCATCTGCAAGGCGAGCGTGTTGAAGTCGGCTTCCGCCGTCTCAACAATCGGGCTTTGCACGCCGTTCAAGAACGCCACTTCCATCACCGGCATATCAGCCGGCGAAGCAAGGAGGTAGTAATCCTCCGCGCTGGTCAGGTAGCTGGTCGAGACGACCTGATACCGACCGGCGAGCACGTTCACGTTGGGGCCAGCGGACGAACCGCCAACCAGCAGCGACGAACCCATGATCTCGGCAGCCGCCAACTCACTGTCAGCAGGCACAAGCAGCACGCGCGGATCAACAGCAACCGGGTTGCCATCGGGATCCTTCAGCTTGCGGAACAGCGTGGCAATCGCCTTGAGGTTGCTCAGAGAGAGCGCCCCGGCGGTCGTCTTCTTGTTTCCGCGAGCCGTGGTGAAGAACGCCGAATCGTCCTGGAACTCAGCCCAGAACACGTCGTTCAGCTTGAGAGCGCCACCGCGACCCAACTTCTGCGGTACAGCAGTGAGAGCACCGAGGTCATCGTTGATGAGGTCATTGCGGGTGACGCTCGTCATGATGCCATAGGTCTCAGCCGAGATCGTGCGGCTCTCGTCGCTCACGCCAGCGTTCTTGAGTTCGCCGCCGGGGGCGACCTTCTCAAACTTCATGCCGCCGTTGAGCCGGTAGCTCGTCAGCGCCTTGAAGTCATTCACGCTGCGAACGGAAGCAATCGACCGCCACGAGGACTCGACGCCGTTGAAGCCGGCGAGGAGGAACTTGTTGACGGTCGCCGACAGGATGCCGCTGATGCTGTGGGTTGCCCACGCAGCCTGAAGGATGGGACGCAGGGTCGCAGCGGTCAGCCGACGCGAACCCGTGTAGCCGCCTTCCTCGGCAGCCGAGATCAGCACTTCGCCAAGGCTCGTCGTCCGCTGGATCTTCGCAGCGGCCTCGAGGGTCTTGACGTCGTACTGCTTCTCGACGTTCGGCAGGCCGCCCTGGAGGGCGAACGCAGCCTCAATCACTTCAGGCGTGCGAGCGGTCGGCTGTGCCATGTGAACGGCAGGGGCAGCAGGACGCTCGTCGCGGGTGGCGATCAGCTTCTCCATCTGTTCGACTTTCTTCGTAAGGGATGCGATCACTTCGGCGTGATCAACTTCGGGCTTGGTCTCCACGGCGACGCTCGCCGTGACTTCCACCGGAGTCTCAACGACTTCGGCAGGCTTCTCGTTGGCGTTATCCGCCATGGGAACCTCCTCGGCAGCGTCTTCTGCTGCGATTGAAACAGTCGTGGCACCGTCCGCTCCAAGCGTGACGAAACTCGTCTCCCGGAGTGCCGAAGCCTTGACCACTCGCACAGGCCCAACGTGAGCCTGCCCGTTTACGGTTGTGACGCCTTCGGCGTCGATCTTCTGGTGCCGACGAACGTCAGCACCGACACTGGCTTGGAACTGATAGCCAGCAGCGGCGAGCGCCATCACCTGGCGTGCGTTCTCGTTGTCAGCGAGGATCTCGCCTTCAACGATCAACTGCCCAGCCTCCACGAACGGGCGACCCTGCCCGAGAATCGACCCCAGCGAGTAGTCGTGGCCGAGCACAACGGGAACCGTCGCCGGCAACTGCATGCCAGCCATGTCGATCACGACCGGCTCGCGGCTCCATCCCTGACGAATCGGAGCGCCCGTGTAGGCAACGATGCGGAATCGCTTGCCAGCCGGTGCTGATTCACCATCAGCGGCTTGCAGAAACGTGACGCCAGAATCAAGTTTGATTGCGTTCATTGGTTCATGGCTTCGTCAGCCTGCTCCGGTGTTGCGCCGGGATAGTTGCCATCCGGCTGGAGATCGACGAACAATCCGAGTTCTTTCATCAGCGCCACCTCGGCGGCACGCTGACGCAGTTCGACGTCCCATTGCTTGCCAGCCTTGGCGTATTCCGCCGCCAGCGTGGTCGTGTGCGTTCGCAGCCGAGTCTCTGCGGCGTTGGCTTCCTTGGCAGGATCGACGTGTTCTTTGCCGTCCCACTGCCAAGACCAATCCCACTCAGAGAACGGTGGGATGCCTTCAGGCAGAAGACCCGCCAGCGTGGCTTCATTCACCCACGCGGCGAGCAGGCGGTCGAGCATGCGACGCTCTAGGTCGTCGCGCATGACACGCAGCGTGGTGGCATAGACCTGATGATCCATGCGGCCCGATGCGTAGTTGTAAGACGACGAGTCGAGGGCAGCGACGTTGAACGGAAGTTGCAGGCAACGCCCCAACTCACCAAGCAACTGCCGCACAAACGCAGGGAACTGCGTCGTCGGCTGCTCTGCCTTCAGCTGCTCGAACGTCCAGCCGTCTGGAAGCGTGACCATCGTCCGCTTCTCAATGGGCATCTCAGCAAACGCTTCAACCTCGTCCACCTCGGCGGCAGGCGAGTTCGTCCGCAGGAAGCCAGCGAAGTCGGCGGCAGTCTCCGCAGCAGCGACAACGGCTTCCGTGTAGCGGCGAAGCTGGGCAAACAGCTTGAGAGCCGGCGCTACTTCTGGCACGCCACGGTGCTGGCCTGGCCGGATGGGCCGGAACCAGTGAATCATCTGTGCCGCCGGCACTCGCTGGTAGTTCAGCGAGTTGACGTGATAGTTGGCGCCGGGATGGTACGAAAGCACCTGATAGGCGAGCACGTTGCCCGAGGCGTCGAACTCAAGCCCATCCACAACAGAGCCGTCAGCCGTCACGCTAGGCGTCACCGACTGCACAGGCGTCGCCACCATCTCGGCTTCAACCAACCGCAGATCAAGCTGCACGCTCGGCAGGCGAGGGTTGCTGATCATCACGGCGAACGCTTCGCCGTCTACAACGAGAGCCTCACGCATCGTGCGGAGCTTCGTAGCCAGATCAACCTGCCACGACCAATCGAAGAAAAGCCGTTCCGCAATGCGATCCGCCTCAGCGTCGCCGCTGTTGAGTTGCAGCCGTGGCCCGGTGCCGATCAGGTCGTTGGCGAGTGTTGCCGAGATGCCAGCCAGATACGAGTTGTTCGCCCGCTCGTACCGAGCACGATTCCGCATCACTCGCCGCTTCTCAGGCGAGAGCGCCGTATCCGCTGCGAAAGCGTCAGCGTTCGCCCAGTGCCGCCGGTCGTCGCCCATCTCGGCGGCGTCGAACTTCGCACGGACGTGCACTGGCACCACCGCCTGCTGCGGCTTCCTGCCCGGCATCAAACGGCTGAACAAACCCATCAGCCAGCCCCCGGCGGGATGATCTTGTTGAACCGCAGACCACGGCGTGTGTTGCCGCTGCCGCTCGCAGCACGGGCAGACAGGTACTTGTCAGCCTCGATCATCGAAGCCACATCCTGCGACTCAACCTCACCCGCATCCGTGCGGACGCGCTTCGGGCCGGTCGCCGTCTGTTCGATCTTCTGGCGCAGTTCGTCGCTCATAGAGCGTGACGCTAAGTCACGAAGCGACGATTGCAGACCGGGTATGCCGTCAGACTTCCGCCCAACCGCTACCGCTACGAGCAAACTCGTGAACGTTCAGAACGCCCAACTTGCGTGCGATCAATGCCGTCACTGGCGAGAACACCGCTAGGGGCTTTGTCGTGTCAATCGTCCGAGTAGACGTCAGCATGGAAGCCAGCGTTGTTGCCTTTCCGCTATTGCGGTGCCGCTCGTCCACGAATTGCTCAAGAGTCTGCATGTCGTTCCAGATATGCGAACATGCCCAGCCCACCAAGGCGCCGTCACAGTGGTAGACAGAAATCGGAGTGCAACTGCTGGACTCGCCTTCCAAAACGCGAGACACTTCGGACTGAAAGTCGCTTCCCTGCTTTGTGAGCCTGGAGTGGATTGCTAGCATGTCACGAGGCTCTAGACCGTCCACGGTTGTCAGCGTGACTTGGTTCATTTCAGCCGCTTGACCTGTATGACCTTCCTGCCGCCGTCGCCGGTTGGAATTGTGACTTTCTTCCGC